CAGCGTCAACGTAGGCACATGTCAGTCCCATTTTTTGCGCTTCAGAAATTACGTGAAGAGCAAGGGTGGATTTGCCCGAAGAAGGTGGCCCAAAAAATTCTACAATTCTACCCCTAGGAAGACCACCCACACCAAGGGCAAGGTCCAATGGCAAAATACCAGTCGTGATTACATCAACAGGCACTACGTCTGATTGACTCAGGCTCATAATAGAACCAGCACCAAACTGCTTGTTAATCTCTGCTAAAACTGAGGCTAAGTTGTCCTTACCCTGAGTTACCGCTTTCTTTGCCATAAAACCTCCATTTTCAAATTTCAAATTTCTCTACATGTTATCCGAACATTTGTTCTGTGTCAAGTATTGACAAACGGAACTTTCTGTGTTATAATAGTAACATGCAAAACGTTCCTGCAAACAATTACGCTTGGATTCAAAATAATGTTATTATTTTGAAAACCGAGTATAACAAACAACTTGTTGAGGATAGTCGCAATATTCCGGGTCGTCGTTGGGATGGGGAGATGAAAGTTAATACTTTCCCTCTTTCTTCCATAATAGAAGTTCGCAATCTTGCTAACACACATAATATCACATTGGCGCCTGAATTGCAAGACTCAGACGTTAAAAAGTATTTTACTGATTCGGGCAAAGAGTTTCAAGTGGAAATGGACGGGGATTCCGTTATTATCTGCTTTAACTACGACCCCAAGATGATTACGGCCATTAAATCTTCTGTTCCTAGCGCAAAATGGAACGGAAAATCTCGTTCTTGGCTAGTTCCTAAACGTGACATTATGCAAGCGATTCGTTTTGCCCTTTTGCATAACCTCACTATTGAAGACAGCCTTATGGAAACCGCTCGTAATGTAATGAACGAGGCCAAAACCATGCGTGAGGCGTCGGAATCTTTGAACGCTGACCTTGATGTTCCGGGCATACAAATCCCGCTCCTTCCATACCAAAAAGCCGGAATTGCTTATTTGAAGCAAGTCCGTAAGGGCATTTTGGGCGACCAACCGGGACTTGGGAAGACGGCACAAGCCATTGCTACCCTTGCATCGGAAGACGCTTTCCCTGCTGTTGTTGTATGTCCTAATACATTAAAAATAAATTGGGAGCGGGAAATTAAAAAATTTTTTCCAAATTTGACCGTTTCGATACTCAATGGTGGTAAGTCAGAGGAAATTGAACCCTGTGATGTAATTGTTGTTAATTACGATATTTTATATCAACGCAACAAAAACATTATGGAACATGGCTTTGTTTCACTCGTTGTAGACGAATCTCACGCTATTAAAAACGGGCAGAAGAAGTGGCGATGCCCGGAATGTGAAAAACCGTGCCGAGCAAACACCGCAGTATGCAAAGAATGTGGTTCGTTGGCAATTCGCCCCCGAGAAACTTGGACAGTTAAGCGTACTGACGCCGTTATGAAGTTGGCGAAGTCGCTTGGACCCGAGAACTTTGTACTCCTACTCACCGGCACGCCGATTACGAACCGCCCCGAAGAACTAATTCCACAACTTGAAGCCATTGGTCAGTTGGACAGTTTCGGTGGCGTTTGGAGATTTAAGAATCGTTACGCACCAAAGCGCAATGTTGCTCTTAATACCAAAGAACTTAACGAAAAAATGCGTGAAACTTGTTTTGTACGTCGCAACAAAATGGACGTTTATGGAGAACTGCCAGAATTGCGAAACGCCGTGCAATACCTATCAGTTTCTACTGAAGAAATGGCTTCATACAAGGTGGTCGAAGACGACGTTGTTGAGTATTTTGCTCAACGTGCGCGTGATATTGCCGAAGAAGAAGGCAGTGACGGCTCTAGTGCTTACTGGGGCAAGAAGATTGCCCTTGAAAATTCGGTTAATCTTGTTCGTATTACCGCACTTCGTGATGCGGTGTCGAAAATCAAGTTTGAAAGCACTGCTTCGTGGTTGGACAACTTCCTAGAGTCCGGTACGGGTGAAAAGGTCATTGTTTTTGCGGAACATATTGAAATGGTTGAAAAACTGTATGCTCGGTACCAAGATGTAGCAGTGAAGATTCGTGGCGGAGTTTCAGTCGAAGAACGACAGAATGCAGTGGACTCGTTTCAGAACGACCCGAAAGTACGAGTATTTGTAGCAAACATGACAGCCGCTAGTGAGGGTTTAACACTTACAGCCGCAAGTGATGTAGTCTTCTGTGAACTAGGTTGGACACCCGCTATACATGAGCAATGTGCCAGCCGTTGTTATGGTCGAGTTAATGACATGCACGGTGCAACAGCATGGTATTTGTTAGCACCTGAGACCATTGACGAAGACATGTACAGTCTGTTAGACAAGAAGAAAAAAGTTGTTAACTCCGTTACTGACGGTGTTGACGTTGAGGAACAAGGAAGCATTATTGGCGAACTCGTCAAAACGCTTGCTGAAAGGGGAATGAGCAAATGAGGGCAGATAGATACGACCATGAGGGCAAGGCGATTTACTCTCTTAAGTTTGATGGCGCAACAATTATTGGCGATTTAACTGGAGAAAAGTCTATTATTACGCCTTCGTGGATTTTGGTTCACCCCGACTTAAGTCCATTGGCCAAAGTTCTTTTTGGTTACATGAAGGCAATTCTTATGGGCGAAGTATTTATTGCCAACACTTCTCACGGTTCATTTGCAAACTTACTTAAGGTTGATGCTCGTACTGTTCGTCGCAAGATTAAAGAACTAAGCGATGTTGGAGCGATTATTGTTAAAAGTAGTTTTAAGGACAATAAACAACAAACTAATGTCTACTACCTATGGCCTTACAACCCCGAATTAGGGGGGACAAATTTGTCAGGGGGGACAGAAATGTCCAGGGGGGTGGACACAGATGTCCAGGGGAATAATAATAATAATATATATAATAATATAGTCTCGCCAAAAGTCGAGGTAAAGAAGACTCGTAAGACTAAAGTTTATACTCCTGAGTTTGAGGCACTATGGCTTTTGTATCCTCGCAAGGAAAACAAGCCGGGAGCATTTGAGGCTTACAACGGTCGTATCAGAGATGACAAGGTTCCTTACGAAACATTGATGCAAGCAGTAAAGAACTACGCTTTAAAGAGGAAGAACGAAAATCCTACGTACACGTTACACCCCAAGACGTTCTTCGGCCCGGGCAGGCGATACGAAGACTATCTTGGCAAACAAGATGATGTTTTCCCACTAACACCAGAGCAGATTGTTGTTGCTGAGATTTACGAAGACTGGGATAAGTTGAAGACTTGGATTAATCCAGTGGACGGAGAAGTAATACTTGATAATCCTGTCAAGATGAATTACAGTCGTCCCACTAACGAAATAGGGCAACCTATTGACATAAACGGCAGGCCTTACAAACTTGACAACCAAGGCCGTCGTCATTCATTAGAATTTACCACTTACTAGAAAGGGTTATTGGTGAACGGGCAAACCATACCCCACGATTTTCAGGCAGAAGAAGCATTGATAGGTTCAATGCTTCTGTCTATAGAAGCAGTTATAGAAGGCATTGATTCTTGTCTTCCCGAGGATTTTTACAATCCTTTGAACGCAAGGATTTTTACCGCTATTCGCAGTCTCTTTTCAAGGGGCGTAAAGATTGACCCAGTTACAATTGCTGGTGAAATCAACGACGAAGAAGTTGCTTCCAAGTTAGTCAACATGTCTCTAAACGTTCCTTCATGGAAGAACGCTAGTGAGTACGGTGCAATAGTTCTTAAGCACAGTTCTAGTCGCAAACTCATTGGAGAGATTGATACATACAAGAACTTGTTGTTGACAGGCGAGAACCCGTACGAGATTGCATCAGGCATGGGAAAGATGTTGACTGGCGTTGGCTCGATGCGTTCGCTTGAACCACAAGCAATGACTATTAGCCAACTTGTTGCGAATGCGGAAGCGATTGCACCAGTTGTTATTCCAGGAATGATGCACCAAGATTATCGAACAATTGTTGTTGCAGAAGAAGGTGCTGGTAAGTCGCTTCTACTTAGAACGATTGCTATGTCAGTATCGCAAGGCATTCATCCATTCAGTCACAAGCCAATTGAACCTAAGCGTGTATTGATTATTGACCTTGAAAACCCAACGCAAGCAATTACCGAAACTGCTGAACCATACATGAGACACATGGCTGGAAGAGTTGGTACTGCTTTTGATGAAGAACGTTTAAAGATTTATCGTCGTCCCGGTGGTATTGAGATTCGAAATCTGTCCGACAAGGCAGAAGTACAGCGTGAAATTGCGGCTCATAAACCAGACTTGGTTGTTATTGGTCCTATTTACAAAATGTATCGCAGGCAACCTAACGAGACATACGAAGACTCTGCTGACTCTGCAATGGCTGTACTTGATGACCTTAGAACGAGATACAAGTTTGCCCTTGTTATGGAGCATCACGCGGCTAAGGGTAAGGCTGGAGAACGTGACCTAACGCCAATGGGTTCACAGCGCTGGATGGCGTGGCCTGAAATTGGTATATCATTGTATAAAGACAAAGTTGATGAAACAATGTTAAATGTAAAACGTTTTCGTGGAGACCGTTTGCAAGGTGTAACATGGCCAGACAGAATTGTTCGCCACCGCACTTTGTTGGTTGAAGGAATTTGGGACTAATGACAGTAGTTGTTGCATGTACAAGTGAAAATTGGTGCGGTATGTCATTTGACTCCGCATCAAGCGACGATGACATGGTTCTAGCCGCCTCAACACCAAAAGCAATTATTCATGCTGGCAACGGCATTATGGGAGCGGCTGGTTCGTGGCGCATTATAAATCTTTTGTCGAAGTTAAAGGCAAGGAAAGTGAGTCCGGAGACTATTGTTTCTATGCTCAAAGAAGTGAAGGGTGAAGATGAATCCATCAAAGAGATGGAGATTCTTTGCGCTTGGCCCGGTCGTCCATTAGTCATCATTCAAGGTGACTTTGCGATGATTGAAATGGAGTCGCCGTATTTGGCGATTGGTAGCGGTTCCCCCTATGCCCTCGGTTACTTAGAAGGTTGCGAAGACATAGGCCCAAACGAACTAAGTTACGCTGTGGAAGTAGCAATTAAATACTCCCCAAGCGTGGCTGGCCCAGTAAAAAATCTTTACTGTGGGTCGAAGTAGAAAAGGTTAAATGAAATATCTTTCTATCGTTCTATTGTCACTTGCTGTATTCAGTGTTAGTTCACCAAATCCCTCGGCGGAAACGGTATCAACAAGTACAACAATTGCCGTAGGACAATCATGGAACCCAGCATCACTAACAGCACCACCGGTTGCACCGCCTTCGTTAACGCACATTGATGCGCCAACGACGTTGCCAACAATGGTTCCACCACCGCTTGTGTCACCTGACATTATGGATAAGTGGTTAAAGGTTGCTCAATGTGAGACTGGAAGTAATTGGCATTCAATGGGAAGTGTTTATCAAGGCGGAATAGGTATTCTTGTTTCAAATTGGTACGCCTACGGAGGATTTAAATTGTTCGGACCGTTGTATGATGCAACTCCAGAACAACAAGTATTTATTGCTATAAAAATACAAGCATTGGCAGGAATACCAAATTATGTTCCCGACCAATACGGTTGTGGACGAGGATGGTAATGAAAGGGAAAAATGAATTTTGACGAATGGTTGAAGTACGGTACTGAAAACGGATTTTGCACTGAACAATTTTGTTCTACGCATGATGCAATGCCGTTACATGAAACTGAAGAAAGAGCATGGGAAGAGGGTAGCGACCCATGCGCACATATGGTTAGACTAGGCATGCCTTCAGATTGGGCATTACCTGATTGGTGGTTTAACAATGACTGATGAAGAACGTTGGGCGCAACTGCACCCAGAAGAAAAGTTGCCGGGAAGCGCAGAACCTTTAGAAGGTAAATGCGGAGCAAGGCTTAAGAATAAAGAACTCAAGGAATTGGGTATTACTCGTTACTGTTACAAAACAGCAGGCATGGGTACTAATCACCTTGGGGCTGGAACTTGTAAGTGGCATCTTGGCAATACAGCCAAGCACACTACTGGCGCAGTTCAGACTGTTATGAAAAAAGAACTTGCAACACTTTCAGAACAACTAGGTGAACCAACACCACTCGGGCCACCAGAAGTTGAAGCGTTTCAACTTGCTTCAAAGATGAAACAATGGACACTTATTCTTGAAGACAAGATGAGCGAACTAAACGGCATTTTAGAAGTAACTGACAAGGCTGGCGTTGAACACGTTAGAGCATTGATTGAAGTTATGGAACGTGCTTGGGAGCGATATCAAAATGCTCTTGAGTTTATGATGAAATACGATTTGCGCAAACGAGTAATTGAACTTGAAGAACATCAAGCCAGTTTGGTTGGAGCAGCCTTCATGGCAATTATTCTTAGCAAAGACCTAAAATTGTCTGAATCGCAAATTGACATTGCTCGTCAAATGTTTGCAAACAGCATGATTGAACTTGGTGGCGACATGGAGCCAAGTTGGGCGTCAGGAATTGTTGACGCTGAAGTTATTGATTAAGCGTGTAGTTCTTGCCAAGATAGAATTCTCTAACTTGGTTATTTAGGCTTGTGCGTTGAGTGGTTGTAAGAAACGTGCCAGAATGCTCTACAACAGTGTTCTGGTAATCAATATTACTTAACTGCTCAAATGCCCATTTACGCTTATCTGGCGCTGTTGTAAGGGTTTCTAATACACCCTCAGCAAGGTCTGAATTCTTGATAATAATGATTCCGTTGGCGTCTCCGAAAGAGCCGTCTTGTGCAATGTATGTAATGCCTTCGGGTTTGTTCATGCAACAATTATACCACAACGCAAAGTAGAAATCCCCCGCCAAAAGGCGGGGGATTCTCTATTTCCGACACGGGAAATTATTCAGCAGTTGCAAACTCTCTGCGCTCGCCAACGTAGCGAACATAGATAGTCCAAGTGCCTTGTTCGCTCATACGGGCTGTTGCTTCGTATGACAAACCACTACGGTCAACACCAGTGATGTTGCTAATTCCTAGAAGCGTACGAAGAGCCTGTCCGGTGTCTCCACCAGTCTTTGAATCTTCCTTCCAAACAAACCACGTTCCCGGCTGGCTCTGCAATTGCTCACGACGAGCAATGGTCTTAGACGATGGTCCACGACCACCTGCAGAGTTACGAGGACGAGGGCTTTCTGCCTTCATTGGATTAATTTCCCTAGTTAAGTTACTCATATTATTTTTCCTTTCTGAAACTTTTTTTAAAAACTGCGGACCTTCCGCTATTTGTGAGAGGTAAGCAGTGGCACCAAGTCGTTCCCCCTAGTGCCACTGCACTCGTTGGGCAGAGAAAGGGACTGCCCAACGAGTG